GTGTGATTGTTCACGACGACATTCCGCACCCACCTGAAATGGACTTTGCTGACGAGGAGAACCCGCAATGAAAAATAAACCTAAGTACTGGCCCGGCTCAAACATCGTCAAGTCAACCAACAACGCCTTTAACTGGCGAGAGGTTCGATTTGGCGTGACAGATGAAATGACACGCTACATGGGTAGGGTGCTTCAGGGTATAGAGAACGCCAAGAAGGGCAGGCAGTTCAAGAAAGGTGAGGTGGTTTTAGATACGCCGAAGAGCGCCCCGATCCAACTGTTTATGAAGGCAAGGGGCAAGAAGAAATGACGGAGAAAGAGCAATGCCTAAAGTTAGTAGAAAACCTAATCAAGAAACACGAACACGAGCCGAAGCTACTAGACGTACTGAAAGCTCTGCGAAAGCGTATCCGATTGATTGGAACACATGGTGGCCCTTTGAACGAGCCACTGGAGCCGCACTCAAGCAGCTTAATAAAAGACAGCCAGCAAGCCGCCTAGATGATGTAGGTGAGGCACTCTGGTAACTTAAAAGAAAGGAACATAACAACGAATTCATCTACCCCTGAAACTTTATCAATTTATCTTTAACAAACGGAGAAAATTATGGCTAAAAAATTAACCACCAGTAAACGTATTCGTAACTATCTCAAAAAACACCCCGATGCTCAGCCACGCACCGTAGCTGAAGCGTTGGGTGTGAAAGTCAGCGCGGTCTATTACGTGCAGAACTATGACCGACAGAAAGAAAAAGCGGTTCAGGGTTTTATTCAGAAGATTCAAATGTTTGAGCCGCCAGCTGATGCAGTCAATCACCCGCCACACTACAAGGTCGGCGGCATTGAGACGATTGACTTCATTGAAGCCAAAAAACTTAATTACAATTTGGGTAACGTAGTTAAGTACATTGCTCGCGCTGACCATAAAAACAACCGCCAGCAAGACCTTGAGAAGGCGATGTGGTATCTTACACGTGAACTGGGCGCCTGATAATGAACCTATTAGTAATAGATTTTGAGACCTACTACACAAGCAAAGACTTGGGCTTTCGCACCCAGACCACAGAAGAATACGTGCGTGATGCGCGGTTTGAAGTGGTTGGAGTGTCAGTCCAAGTCAATGCTGGTGAACCTGTATGGTTTTCAGGAGATCGCGCGGCAACACGCAAATGGCTTGGGCAGTTTGACTGGAAGAACGCAATGGTTCTCGCCCATAACATGTTGTTTGATGGCGCGATCTTAGCGTGGCACTTTGGGTATACGGCAAAAGTTTATCTAGACACCCTATGTATGGCTCGCGCACTACACGGCGTGGACGCTGGTGGTTCTCTAAAGAAACTCGCTGAACGTTACAAGATTGGTGTCAAGGGAACTGAGGTAGAAGCCGCGATAGATAAACAGCGGGTAGATTTTAGTAAAGAAGAATTAGCGCAATACGGTGAATACTGTAAGAATGACGTTGCGCTTACATACAGCTTGTTTAACGCGATGTCTAAAGATTTCCCGATGGATGAGCTGCGCTTGATTGACATGACCCTGCGCATGTTCATACAGCCCATGCTTTACGTAGATGAAGAAATACTACGTGATAGGCTTAGCTCAGTCACTTCTGAGAAGTCCGAGATGCTTGCATCTCTACGTGAAACACTAGGGTACGAGACAGAGGAAGATGTACGCAAGAACTTATCTAGTAATAAGAAATTTGCTGAAGTCCTTACTCGGTTTGGGGTAGAAGTACCCATGAAGATGAGCGAAAAGCAAAAGAAAGAAGTACCCGCGCTGGCTAAGAAAGATGAAGGCTTCTTAGCCCTATGCGAACATGAGGATACGTTTATTCAGAGCCTGTGCGCGGTGCGCCTTGGAACCAAGTCAACTCTTGAAGAGGGACGGATTAAACGATTCATGGACATAGGGCAACGTAATAAGGGAATGATTCCCGTACCCCTGAAATACTATGGCGCTCATACAGGCCGTTGGTCTGGCATGGATAAGATTAACTTCCAGAACTTACCAAGCCGCGACCCAAAGAAAAAGGCGCTAAAGAATGCGGTGGTTCCACCCGAGAGCTATAAGATTATTAACTCGGACTCTTCGCAGATTGAAGCTCGGATGACAGCGTGGTTGGCTGGTCAAGATGATGTAGTCAAGCAGTTTGCTAATGGAGAAGATGTTTATTCTTTGTTTGCTTCCGCCGTCTACGGGCGGACAATCACTAAGGCAGACAAGGAAGAACGCTTTGTAGGTAAGACCTGCATCCTCGGATTAGGTTACGGTACAGGTGCCCCAAAGCTGCAACACACCCTTGCCACATCTCAGCCGATCAGCGTGAAGATAGATGAAGAAGAGGCTAAGCGGATCGTTGGGGTTTATAGAGATAAGAACAACAAGATAATAGAACTGTGGGGCGAAGCCGATAAAATGCTAAGCGACATGCTCTCCGGGTCTTTTAAGAAAGGTCCCAAGAGTTTCGGCAAGCACAAGTGTGTGTTCTACGACAAAGACGGAATCATTCTCCCTAATAATTTGCGTATACGTTATCCTAACTTGCGTAGAGAGGTAGACGAAAAAGATAAGAGAGAAAAAATCGTATACGACTCACGCAAGGGGCCGGTCTATCTATGGGGCGGTGCTGTTGTTGAGAACGTAGTTCAAGCACTTGCGCGTATAGTCGTGGGGCATCAGATGGTCGAAATCAACCAGAAGTATCGCGTAGCGCTTACCGTCCACGATGCGGCGGTCTGCGTAGTGCCCGAGTATGAGGTAGCAGAAGCTGAGCAATACATAACTGGCATCATGTCTGTCGCGCCAGAGTGGGCTACCGGACTACCCGTGGCGTGTGAAACTAAATCTGGAGATTCTTATGGGGACGCTTAACCGCTCATTCGACATAGAAGCATTCCGCCTACCAAAAGATTATTGGGAGAAACAAAAAGAAAAACAAAAACAAAAACAAGATATTTTTGCCGCAGACTATAAAACTGAATCAGCCGCGTCTAAGCTAGTTAAATCGTTTCTTAAACAGCAGAAATGGAACTACGAAGAAGAATTTAATACTGGAGAAGGGCGAATTGATTTTCTTGTCAACGCGTATGATGAACAGTTGGATAGAGAAATAAAATTTGGAATTGAATGCAAGCGGCAGATGTCTATGCATTTTAATAATGCGCTAAATGCTACAGTCTTAGCAGACTACCTTGAACAAGCGGCAGCTTATTCAAGGGCACTCAACCTACCCGTTTTTATAGGACCGGTGCAGACTAATAAAAGCCCGTCCTCTGCGTATATAGGCGGTGATAGAGTAGACTCACTGTGCGCCTTAAATATTTTTGGCGGTAGATTTAATGTAGGAACACTTAATTTTTCTACAAACCCACACTATCCTGAATATTTGATTCTACGAGGCACGTCTTTCTGGGAAGCTGGTAAAGGCTTTAACGAGAAGCGACTAAACATGGTTACTACATCTAACTCAAATAAAAAGCGCACTGAAATATGAACCCAGCCGATATTAAATGGTCCTATTCAGGACTAAAAGACTACGCTAACTGCCCTAAGCAGTACCACGAGATCAAGGTACTCAAGCGGTTTTCTAAAAAGCCAACTCAGCAAATGTTATATGGCACAGAGGTTCACTCTGCACTGGAAAACTATGTCAAGGATGGTACGCCCCTTGCCAAAAACTATCAACGGTACAAGAAGCAGCTTGACCCTTTACGCGACATGGCTGGAGAAAAGTATCCAGAACATGAGATGGCATTGAGGTATGACAAGACACCATGTGGATTCAGAGATAACGACTATTGGGTGCGCGGTGTTGCTGATTTATTAGTAGTAGACGGAGATCAGGGTTTTATTGTTGATTACAAAACAGGAAGCAATAGATACCCAGACCCCAAGCAGCTTCAGCTTATGGCGCTCATGGCGTTTGCCCATTTCCCTAAACTTGAGCATATCAAAGCGGGATTATTGTTTGTCGCACACGAACATTTTGTAACATCAGAATACTCGCGGGTAAAGACAGACGAATACTGGCGGGGGTTTTATTGGAATCTTGAACGACTACGGCTCTCTCACGAGAATAATAGTTGGCAGGCAAATCCTACCCCCTTGTGTGGGTGGTGCCCAGTAAACACATGTGAATTCCATAAAGAAAGGTAATCATGAGTACAGTATTAATAGATTATTCCTATCCAATGATGATGGCAGAAAAAGCGCTCCACGAAGCACACCAAAAACTGCTATTTAATCAGTACGACGCCGCGATAGAAGAACTATTGGTAGCCGCAACTGAGGTAAAATTAGCAATCAACTCTGTTAATCATATGAAGGAGCGATCAAATGCCCTACGTAAATAAACCGAGACCCTATAAGAAAGAATACCAACAGGAGTTAGCTCGTGGTGAACATGACAGACGAATGGAGCGCCAACGCGCTCGACGAGCAATTGACAAGACCGGCGCTGACCACAACGGAAACGGAAAAGCTGACAAGCGCGAAGGAAAAGATGTTGCGCATGTTCGCGCTTTGGATAGAGGAGGGAGCAACAAAGATGGGTTGCGCATCCAGAGTGCGGCAGTCAACCGATCTTTTAAGCGGGACTCTAAGGGAAACCTCGTATCTGAAACCAGCAAAAAAGAACGAAAAAAGACTTGACATTTTATGAAACGGCTTTAATATCGTAGCCGTAAGGCGTGAGTGGGCTGCGAGGCGTTTGCTGTTGCTTTAGCCTTTAACCGCGTCAGTTGTTCGGCGTTATTCTCCCTCCCGTTGGACGCGACAGGAACAACGGACACCCCGGAAAGACGGGGACAGGTATCCACCGCACCGTAAGATAAAAGCGGGGATTTAATCAGTTACAGACAGTATGAAAATAGTAGACAATTCAGCGTTGCGTTTTGTGTGTTCGTACGAGACCGCTTGCCAAATCAGCGCAAACATCGACAAAAGTCAGTACCTTGGGCCTAAAGACAATCACCATGAGATGCTTGTTTTTTGGGGTGTAAACGAGACTCAAAAGCTTACCAAGCTACTTAGCAACACAAATCTTCCGTCGCCAATAGAGGCGCACTACAACTGGCCCGGCATGTTCAAGCCGTTTGAACATCAGCGGGACACGGCTAGATTTCTTACGCTTAATCAACGCGCTTTCTGTTTTAACGAAGCTGGCACTGGCAAGACTTCCGCTGCTATATGGGCGGCGGACTACCTAATGAATCAGGGTATCGTGAAACGTGTCCTAGTCATCTGTCCGCTCTCAATTATGCAGAGTGCATGGCAAGCAGACTTGTTTAAGACAGCAATGCACAGGACATGTGCTATTGCACACGGAACAAAAAGACGGCGCGTAATTGAAGGTGAATATCAGTTTGTCATCATTAACTATGATGGAGTGAACGCTGAGCGCGAGGCTATTCAAAACAGTGAATTTGATCTAATCATTGTTGATGAAGCTAACGCTTACAAGAACCCATCAACTGTGCGCTGGAAGACACTCGCTAAGATCATTAGATCAGACACCTACTTGTGGATGATGACTGGCACTCCGGCATCACAGTCACCTGAAGATGCTTTCGGTCTCGCTAGGCTAATCAACCCAGGTGGTGTACCTAAATACAAAACAGCATGGAAAGACATGGTGATGCGCCAGCTTTCGCGCTTCAAGTGGATACCCAAACCGACCGCACAGCATACGGTGTTCAACGCTTTGCAACCCGCTATTCGCTACGAAAAATCCCAATGCCTTGACTTGCCTGATGTGTTGTATCAGACGCGAGAAGTCCCGCTATCAGCACAAGCTACCGCGTATTACAAAGCACTTGTCAAAGAGATGCAAGTGCAAGCCGCAGGGGAAACTATCAGCACTGTTAATGCTGCTGCCGCGCTTACTAAGCTACTTCAACTATCTGGTGGAGCGGTGTATACAGATGATGGTAATGTGGTGGAGTTTGATATCCGCCCACGGCTTAGCGTTTTGCAGGAAGTCATTGATGAGGCTTCGCACAAAGTCATCGTGTTCGTGCCATACAAACACACTATCAGAATCATTCAGGACTACCTGAACAACAATAATATAACCAATGAGATTATTTCAGGCGACGTAACTGCCAACGCCCGCGCGCAAATTTTCAACAGTTTCCAGACAACAAATACACCTCGCGTTCTTATCATACAGCCGCAAGCCGCATCACATGGAGTCACGCTAACAGCGGCGGATACGCTCATCTTTTGGTCTCCCGTTATGTCAGTTGAGACTTACTTACAGTGTATTGCTCGTATTGACCGTATGGGACAGAAAAATAATATGACAGTAATTCACCTTCAGGGGTCCGAGGTGGAACGTCGCATGTACAAGATGCTTCAGGGCAAAGTTGACATGCACGAAAAATTGGTGGACCTGTACAACTTGGAAATAGGAGAAAGCAATGGCTAATGCAGAAGAGTTAGTAAAAACCTACTTGACAATAAGACGTCAACGTGAGACGCTAAAGGCTGAGTACGAGTCACAAGATAGTGATCTAAAGCGAGACATGGAACAGCTTGAAGCTGCCCTTCTCGACATCTGTAACACAACCAATGTCAACGGATTAAGAACGCAACATGGCACTGTCACACGACAAGTCAAAGACCGTTTTTTCTGCACTGATTGGGACAACTTCAAAAAGTTTGTTGAGACTGAAGGCTCAATTGACTTGCTGGAGCGCCGTATCCATCAGCGCAACTTCAAAGAATTTATGTCTGAGAGAGAAGGCGAAGGTCTACCTCCCGGCGTAAATGTTTTGCGTGAATTCGACATCGTAGTACGCAAAGCTTCTTCAACCAGTGAACTTTTAGTTTAAGGATTTAGTCATCATGAGCAACGATTTAACAACCATCTTCCAGAACTCTGGCGTTTCTATTCCTCTGGGTCTTGATGAGGACACGCTTGCTGTTGCAGGTAACACTCAGCAGAACAAACGTATCTCTATTGAAGGTCGCGTATTCCGTAAGATCGTAGGCGGCAAAGAGCAAAGTGTTAATACTGACAACTTTATGAATGTCGTTATTGTAAAGATGGCGCATGAAGCGTCTCGTACTTACTACGGAGATAAGGCTTACAAGAAGGGAGTAAAAGTTTCTCCCGTCTGTTGGTCTAACGACTCCAAAACTCCTGATCCTGAGGTTGAAACACCGTGTGCATCCACTTGCGCAGAGTGCCCTAACTCGGTAAAAGGTTCGGGACAAGGTGGGCAAGGTACCGCTTGCCGCCTGTCGTGGCGCTTGGCTGTGGTATTGCCTAATGACCCCGCAGGAGATGTGTATCAACTTGTATTACCGGCAACTAGCACGTTTGGCAAAGAAGAGAATGGTCGTTGGCCTTTCCGCCCCTACGTTCAGATGCTTGCTAACAACAATGTGTCTGCTGGGCGCGTCGTGACCAAGATGGAGTTCGACATTAATTTTCCTGTCCCGCGTTTGTTGTTCTCACCCGTGTCCGCAGTACAAGACGATGTATACGAGATTGTACGTCGTCAGAGCAAAACTAAGCCAGCCGAGAACGCTATCAAGCTGACTGTATACAAGTCTGACTCACAGGGCGAGGAAGGTGAAGTCCCCGCTCAGCCGGTAGTGGTGGAGGCGGTTGAAGCGCCAGTTAAGCGTGAGGGAGCGCGTAAAGCTAATGCTGATACTGCGGAAGACGTTGGCGATATCGTCAAAAAGTGGGCTAAGAAGTAATGCCAAGGCCCCCTAGCCCAGAACTACTAAAGCGACTAGAGAACGCCGAGGAGACTCTCGGTGTTTCTCTGGCAAAGCTTTGCGTAAAAGCACGGCTCCCAATACTTTATGTTGCTGTTATGTTAGGGGTCTCGCGCATGACGCTTCATACGTGGTTTAGGGGCGGAAGCATACGCGATAGTAGAACCACAAAAATAAAAGCATTTATGCAACTTATCAACGACGATATCCGTGATGGACTTTTACCAAAAAGAACATTGGATGAGACTAAAGAATACGCCGAAGCATTTAGTGGTAAGCCTATTCTTACAAGCGGTATGTCTAAACTAACCGCTGTTAAAGCTATTGACTAACGTTATCAATTTACGGCGGGGCAAGTCCCCGCCTAACTGTCTCTGCGATCATGAACAATCAACAATTTTTTGAGAAAGTATTGCCGACGCAGGGCAACATTTGTGTAGTAGGCATTAAAGGGGATTCCGTTCGCCCTAAATTTGTTGGAAGCGTAGAGGATGCGCTCAATGAAATAGCACGGTTTGACCAAGATGACTTCAATACATTTTTTGCTTTAGGCACGTTTGAGGGATATCAGCGCAAGGCTAACGCCTGTATCTTTATGCGCTCGTTTTTTGTAGACATTGACTGTGGACCGGACAAAAATTATGAGGAATGGGAAACCGGACTACTTGAGCTACAAAAATTTGCAACTACTAATCGATTACCCCAACCAATCATCGTTAACTCAGGACGCGGTGTTCACGGATACTGGATATTTACGGAAAATATTCCCTCGGAGGAATGGAAGCCTTACGCAGAGAAGTTTAAGGACTTTTGTATTGATAGAGGGCTAAGAATAGATGAGGTTGTTACTGCTGATGCAGCACGTATCTTACGCGCCCCCGGCACACGCAACTTGAAGGGTGAGCCATTGCCAGTACAAATCATTCAGGACGGGGATGGACCGACTGAGTTTGGTATGTGGGCTGAGATTTTAGGCGAAACACAGAAGAAGTTTAATCTATCAGATGTAAAACATGGACTAGATGAAGAGACTCAGGCGCTGTTCGACAAAATGAACGGCAATTATGAATACATATTTGAAAAGCTGGCACTTGCTAGCCTTGAGGGAAACGGCTGTGAACAAATCCGACATATCATCATCAACGCGGCTGATTGTCCAGAGCCGTTGTGGTACGCTGGAATATCTGTCGCCACTAGGTGTTCTGATGGCGCTACAGCCATACATAAACTGTCAGAAGATTATCCCGGTTACTCCCACAGCGAAACTGAACGAAAAGCTGCTCAATCCCTACGAGAAGCAAGTTGGGCCCACAGCTGCGACGCTTTTGAGCGAGAAAACTCCGCTGGATGCAAGGGATGTCCTCACCGAGGCCGACTCGGAAAAGCGGGGCCTATTATGCTCGCCCGAAGCCTTAAGCTGGCCCCCGACGAATCAGTTATCACAGAGCCTATTACAGAGCAATCCAGTGAAGCCCCGCAAGAAGAGAACACAGTTCGGGATAACCCGAATGCCAAAGAATTGGTAGTCTTCCCAGACTTCTTACAACCATATTTTCGCCCAATTAACGGCGGTGTCTACTATCAACCCCCACCAAGGATCACCAAGGACGGCAAAAAGATACCAATGGATCCGGAAATGTTGGTTCCTAACGATCTGTATCCGTTGCAGAGGCTGTATAGCCCACATGACGGAGAGTGCTTGCTTATGCGCTTAGCACTCCCACATGATAAAGACAAAGAGTTTTTACTTCCGCTGAAAGATGTAACAGCAATAGACAAACTCAAAGCTATTCTTGCAGCTAACAGTGTAACTTTTGAGCCAACGCACGGCCCACGGTTGGCTAGTTACATCATGAAGTGGGCTAGTTATTTAGTTCAAACTAGGAGAGCAGATATTATGAGAATTCAACAAGGGTGGACAGAAGACCATGAATCATTTGTGTTGGGCGTAAACGAATATTTTGCGCGAGAAATACGTCCGTGCCCACCGTCCCCGGCTTCCAAAAATATTGTTAGGCACATTAAGCAGGAGGGGGATTATGAGTCGTGGCGTAAAGCAGTACGGATGTTTAATGATCCGGGCTATGAGTACCATGCTTTTACACTGCTTTGCGGGTTTGCTACCCCGTTGATGGAGTTTACAAACGTAAACGGCATCGTCTTGTCGTTGTTTGGTGATTCGGGCGCAGGTAAGACGGGCGCACTGAACGGCGCGATGAGCGTGTGGGGAGCACCAGAGAATCTGACAATCAACGACGCGACACCTAATGCACTTGTTCAGCGTATGGTGACATCTAAGAATATTACGTTTGGCTTAGATGAGCAGACTAATCTTGATGGCAAAGTAGCTTCCGACGTTGTATATAAGACATCGGCTGGGCGACCAAAACTCAGATTAATGTCATCAGCAAATCAGGAACGCGAGACTGAATTTATTACACGCCTGATTACTATTATTACAACAAACAATAGTTTAATCGACATTATATCTACATACAAAAATAATACCACAGCGGAAGAGATGCGTATCCTAGAGCCACGCATCACTAAACCATCTGTGCGCGGCTACGAGCTAACTCTTGAGCGAGGCTTAGAAATGTTTGAGCCGCTTAAGACTAACTACGGGCATGCCGGTCCGATGTTTATTCAAGAACTTTTACGCATTGGCAAAGACGAATTGATGCGCCGTATCAAAGTAGAGTTCATGCAAGTAGCTTCTACATACAGCGACAGTGGCGAGTATAGATTTCTGGCAAATCTATTAGTAGTTGTGTCTGTGGCAGCGCGTATCTTACGAGATATGGATATGCTGGATTTAGACATGGACCGTATCATGGATGTGATGGGCGTAAAATTCCGTGAAGTTATTAATACTAAACACCGCGCCGACGCTGATACACGGGAAGATGTATTAGGTGATTTTATTAATAAAAATATCCAGAATATGCTGGTTATCCGCGAGCACAAAACTACTGTCTCTCCGCGTGGCCCGCTATACATTCGGGCTGAAGTAGATGAAAGCACGATTTATATTTCAACATCTGCTCTCAAGCAATACTTGCACGAAATTAAATTGGGCGTCAAAGACTTTGAAGGCCGTATGACTAAGGCGGGGATGCTGAAAGGCAAAGTACGTAAGCAAATGGCGGCGGGGTGGAGCGAAGCGGTTGGTACAACTAATGTACAAGCATACGTTATTACAACTGATCTGTCGCACTTATTCCCGAAAGTAGAAGAGAATGGCAAAGAAGCCACTGCCACTACTGCCTGAAGATGAACCAGAATGGCTGTTCCCTTTCCAATTTATGCGGGTGGGGGACAGCTTTTTTATTCCTACAATGCGTCCATCGCATTTAATTTACATCATAGATAGTACGTCTAAAAAAGTAGGCGTGTCTATGAAGGCATTTCCTCGACACGAGAAAGGTGTTCTCGGTGTCAGGGCGTGGCGGGTAGGTTAATACTTAAAGTCAAGTATATCTAGTGTATCTAGGATATTGCGTTTGACCATATTTTGTGCTCCAACAGTCATCTTTACCAGATCATTACGGTCTTTTGGCGATAGGTCAGGCATTCTACGGAACTTGTTTGCTTGTTCACGTAGATCACGCAAGGTCTGATTTACCCGGCGGTTATACATATCAACAATATACTGATCCATTGGATTTTCAGTAATGTATTCAACATATTTTTCTGTGTTGTTCGCCTTAAGCGTATTTAGTCGCTTTTGTATATCCAAAATCTTTTTCTCTGCGTTCGAAAACTGCCTCGCATCAACATTTGACGGTGCGCCAAAGAAGCTATCAAACAGGATAGTGTCAGTCTTAGGATTAAATTCTTTCTCTCCAGTGGCAACCATGCCGATATTCATAGCCCCCGCACCGAGCCGACTGATGCCATCAAAGTAATTATTGGCAAAGAAGTAAAGAGTGTTTGGGCTTATATCTACACCGCCACCCGTTGCATTAAATAACATTCTTGCCGCTGACTTATAAATCTCTGGAATGTTGTCTCCGCCTGTATACGCATCGCCATAACGCGACTGACGGTTGTTGTAGATTTCTCTTCCTAGTCCATCTACGTTCATTGTCCACTCAAGGAATGGTCGCAACGCGCTCGGTAACGCAGAATCCATTAACCATGCTGCTGGCTTTTCCATTGGGTTTATCCGAGATACGGGTAACGGTAAAAACGAGTCAAGTCCAATTAACGCGGTATTAGTTAGCGCGTCTTTTATGGATGTATTACCCATTCCAATCGAAGCAATTTGCGCTCCGGCAGCGGCAAAAGAACCTAAACCAAATCCCCACGGAATTTGTAGCGGTGTTTCCATACCGGGAATAAAGAACCTAGCATAACGGCTCCACCGCGTGGCGTCATCAGTTGCAACTTTATTACGTCCTTGATCGTCATCATCTGCCAAAGCGTAAGCCATCGCATATACCGTAGCCCCAACCCCTAAAAGACCTAACGAGACTATTCTGGCATTACGCGTTTTTTCAGCATAGTCTTTTTTAAATTTCTTGATTGCTTCCGGGTCTTTACGTACAGCTTCTGGCAGATCAGCCATCGCGGATTCAACACTTCGGAAAGCTGGCTCAAGGGCTTCAATAGCTCTTACTGCGCCGGTAGCTGCGGGACGGAAGAACATAAACATCGCGCCTGCGGCTCTTCCCCATTCACCTACTTGCTCAAAGTTGGCGAGGTTTTTAGCGTATCCAGCAGCCTTTTTAGATGCGGCTGCTTCACTTAGCCCTTGCGCCATTGCTTGAGATTTAGTTATCTCATATGCGGCGGTGCGGCTAGCCAACTCAAACATATCAACCCAAATATCCAAAACCTTATCTGTGGCAATTTTTGCTTTCTTTATATTACCGCTCTTCAGATCACGTTGAAGTTCTTGTTGCTGCGACTTTGATGAAATGCCTTGCAGATATGAGACTTTACCGCCCTCTTGGATGTACGCATACATTGCGGCTATATACGGATCATTTTTAGCTAGACGAGCAATCTCGGCAAAATTACCGCCTTCATACAGTCGAGCTACTTTTCCTGCTTTATATAAGCCACCGTTTACAACCTTAGCCATGATGGAGCCGATATATTGTGCGGCTACCTTTGGTCCCATTTCAGCACCCATCGTAAACGCATTGGTCAGTGCGTCACGGAAGAAGTTCATCGGTGCGAACGAAACATTGTATCGAGTATGCAGTTGTCCAATCGTACTTGTTACGGTATTCAGTGTATCAATTAGCGGCTGTGACTCTTGATACGTACGCTTGATTCCTTCGCGCTGGTCTTTGTCACTAAGTTTTATAACGTCAATAGAACCATCTGACTTGTAATGGTAAATAAAATTGGGGCCATTAAGTTTTGTTCCCTTTTTATCTTCCATATCAGGAATATTTTGCCTGTCAGCAAACGGGATGTTTTCCGCAACAATTTCTCCATGCAGTAACTTATCTTTAACAGCATTCTTAATAGCAAGTGTTACGTCCTTACGACCAGCCCGCATCGCGGCGCGCGTGGCGTCCGCCATTGATTGGAGTAAAGAGTTGTCAGATTCAGTTTCACGCCCTTCAAATGGATTCTGTGATTCTTGGTAATCTTTACCCAAGCGCCGTCCACTAAAAGATTCTTGGTAATCTTTACCCAAGCGCCGTCCACTAAAATCCAGCATGTCATCATTTTTTCCAACAAAGTGTTGCTTACCTTTTAGGGGGATATAGTTTTTCCAACCGTAAAAATCTACGACACTTTGGACAGGGGCAGACCAATAATTAGATTCTTTATCTAGTTCACGCGTAGCTTTATGAAGCCCTTGCATAGCTTTCATAGCTGCATCAACAACTCCCTTAGTCTCTTTGGTATATAGAGTATCTAATACTCGCTGCATGTCAGCGGGAGAGTACCCGCCTACCACGTTATAGTCTTCAGAGTTACGGTCAATATTTTTATATCCAGCTGGTTCAGCAGCATTTATACCGGAAAATCCAGTAGTGTCTTTGTGCTTTGCAATAACGGCATCTAAAGATTTACGCAATGCTACTACATCAGTTTTGGATAGCTTTCCAGAAAAAATTGCCTGCATCACTTTGATGCGGTATTCAGATGGGGCTATGTTAAGCGTTTTACCACTAGGTAATGTAATGTTAGTTTTAGCGGTGCTCAACGGTACATTAAGCATATATTTAACATCACGGCGTTCCCCCTCATGCATAGCCATTGCAATGACGTGCAAATCGCGCGTTGCTTTTTCTACTGTTTGGTTTGTTTTCTTAGCGTAATCATTTATAGCTTTACGCAGATTAGCGGCTGATGGTTCAACTTTGGTAAGAAATAAATCTTTAGCGCGACCAGATGATAAAACAATAGCGTTATATATCGCGTTAATCTTACTTCCATCAAAAATAATTTTACCTGCGCGCACGGCGGCGTCTTCTACGCGTTTAATTGCATCGCGGCTATTTTGGAATTTTTTCTTAAGAAGGTTATATGCTTTACGTCCTGTCCATTGTTTACGTAGCTGCGACACTGTAGATAACTCCGGCAATTCATTACGTTTGAGAATTGCTTCAACTGAGTTATCTCTTGGAGGAGCTTTTTGACGTGTTTGCTTCCCGGCGGGTTTCTTGGCATACAACTCGGAACTAACAGTCTCTTTACCAGCAAGAGCTTCAATACCACCTTCTGGTGCCGCCATAATTTCTTGAACTGCGGCGGCGGCTTCTAATAAAAGATTGCCTCTGTATCCCGGTTCACGCAGAACAGCGCGTTGGAGATTTGTAACCCCGCCTTTTGCAACCATTTCCCCCGGTACTGGGGGGATAGTGGCTTCATTTGCTTCCTTTTCCGGGTTGTCAAATAACTTTTCGGGGGAAAGTGCTTCAACGTCTCTAGCTGTTTCGGGGCGCTCCTGCCGGTCTTTAACGGGCGCAATATGCTTTTCAAAAGTTACTTTTTTACCGACCCGAGTTTTTTCAGTGGGTAGAAGAATCCCAGTCTGTTTTTGTTCTGGACGAAATAATCCATACATCCATGCCAAAGTGCCGGTAAGGTAATCCCAAAGGTTACTGAACAATGTGGGGGGCTCAGTAGTCCTACCAAGTCCACGCTCTAACTCCGCGCCCGTTGCCGCTTCTTCCAACGCTTTAGTGTCTTCCGCTGATCGCGCAGTTGCTTTTGCTACACCCGGAACCTGCGTACGCGCAAGTTCATTCTGAAAATCCATATCAGTCATGGCATAAGCCACGAACTCGTACAAGTTTTCAAATGCGTTGGGGAAACGTGATCCTAATGAACGCTTAGCGTATGAAGCTATTGTCTGTATCTGTTCAACAGCGGCTATCTGCCGAGCATTTAATTTAGTTTTATCGGTAAAGAACTGATGAATAATTTTTACAGTCGCCGCATGAACAAGCTCGTGCAGAATTGTTGCTTCATCTAATCCATTTGGCCCGATATACAGCGTATTGGTATTAGCATCGTATCTGGCAATCTGGTCGTAAACCATATTGCGGTCAAATACAACGTTAACTTTTAATCCTTCAACATTAGCTAATGCCCCAGCAAGGGATCTAAATATTTTCTGAGCAACAGTATCTCTAACTTTTGCCCTACCCATGCCTAAAACATTTTCTTTTTTGGCTTTTACCCCCTTGCCGTTAAGGTTTAGATATTGAAGAACCCCACTAATATCTCCCCTTGCCAGCATTTTTAATACATTAAGGGGAAGAACTTCACCTTTACCAGCGGGCTGAGAAGCACGAGCACGCTCGGCGGCGGCTTCCATTTCTTGAAGCGCCCGACTTTCCGCTTCCTCTACCCCAAAGCGAGAACGCTCCGCCTCTTTTTCTTTCTGTACCTGTTTCTTAACAGCCCGAAACGCCATGTCCTGTTCAAGTGCCGTATCTGTTTTATTTATTGCGGCATAGGCTTTTTTACTTTCCTCGGATAAATCACCCCAGAGGGGTAAGTCATAAGCAATTCCTGATTTACGACTAAAAGTTGAACGTTCACGCTGATATGAATCACGCGCACGCACTAAGTCTTTTGCTTCTACGCTTGCTGCTTTTTTATCTTCGTCGCGCTTAGTGGCTTCTCGTCCGACAGCCTCCGCTTCAATTCGCTTAGATCCAATATATTTTGATAGGCTTTCTGCGGCGCGTTCATGTTCATCCCAACTGTTACGAGAAATGTTTTCTTGAAAATATTTAACTTTTTCATCAGGCGTTAACTTATCAAACGCGGGCAATTCAGCCGTTTCATCTTCTACTCCGGCATTAAATCCCTGACGCATTTCTTCATACATATCCTGCTGTTCAGCCGAGATTTGAATTGGCTTCTTTTTTATAAGAGACTGCTGTGATAGTAATTCGTCTTCAATAGCTGCGACGGGTTCTCCACCCTCAGTGGTACGACGAACAAACTCTTCTTCGGCTTTACGTCGCTCTACTATAACTTTCTGTATGCGTTTTGCGAGGTCGTTAGTAGACTCGCCCTGCATACGGGCTAAACCATAGTCCGCCGCCATCGCGTTTACTTTAGTATCTATTTTTTCTTGTTCAGTCGTTGCTGCTGCCGTACCGCGAGAAGGCAGGCCATCATCACCAAACATTGAATCAAGGAAAGCTGAATCAGAATCGAGCTTGGTTTTGCGCGTAGTCTCAACAGTTTTTACTACTGATCTTGAGGCTGGCGCTTCTTGTTTTTGCGGTTCTGTTTGCTGGGCTTGAGTGGTTTGAGTGCCAAGAGTCTCTCCAGTAGTGGTTGAGGTTAAAGGTCTTATAGGAATTATTGAAGGGGACTCTCCTCCTTCTCCAACAGCAGGTTTTGCAGGAGGTTCTGTAACAGGAGCCACTCCACTTGTGTCAGTTCCGGCAGGTACTTCGGTGGGTCCGGGTGTAGCGGGTCCACCAGCCACTGGAACGCTTGCTCCAGCTGCTTCTGTGTTAGGTTTTGTAACATCTTCTTCTCCCGGCGGAGTTGTCTGAGTAAGCGCATCTTTAATTTTGTCCGCTAATTTTTTATTTTTATTGCGTTTTCCAAGTAAGTATCCACGCTCTTTATTTGTAAGCGACACCCCACGCGCTTCCATCTCTTTGATTTCAGCTTCGCGCTTGTCGTACTCCGCCTGCATAGCGGCCACTTTATCTGTGAGAGCAACAGGTTTTTTCTCTTCAAAGAAACTCTCTATTGTTGATGGAGTAGTAGATTGCTCTGGCGCGGCGGGTTGTTCCGGTTCTTGAGGTTTTGTTTCCAGCGGGGGCAATACGTCAGGCATGCGCTGACGCCCAGCAAGTAGGCCAGCCCCACCACCCATACCGGCAGCGCCGATTGTAGCCATAGCTGCGGTTTCACCCACCCCTGAAAGAGTACCCCGATCAAGCCCGGCCTGCTGCGCCGCAATGTTTTGCGCTATGCGACCACCAACTTCTTCAATATTCTCACCGGGGATTTCTTTGAGACCAGTTCCAATGGCTGTGCCAATGCGACTACCAGCAAGTTTTTTACCTGCCAGCACTTCTTCCATAGCACTTGCACCGGGCAAATACCGATTGGCAAGAACAGAAAGCGCATAGCCAGCTACACCAGCGAGCCGAGCTTTGTTAATAGTTTCTGCCGCTGCTTGCTCCGGCGGCATTGTTTTAGACAACTCTTTGAATATTTCATCGTAAGCGCCTGCACCTACGTCCGTTCCCTGCATGACCGCGCCAGTTTGGATCGCCGCTGTCGTGCCCGCTTTAACTGCGGCTTCTTTTGCTGCTAATGCAGCCGCTTCTTTTGTAGCGCCTTTTGCCAATGCCGATGCTGATGCTCGTCCAGCAGATATGGCAGCGGTTGCGCCCCCAGTCAAAATCATTGGAATAAGTTGAGGGGCTTGTTCAGACAAGAACG